CGCCGGGATTCTCAATGTCAGCCCTTCATGGGACAAACCAAAATATGAACCATCGAAACGTAAAATCACATGGAACAATGGATCCTATGCTTTGATATTTACAGCTGACGAGCCGGATCGCTTACGTGGACCTCAATGTTATGCTTCCTGGTGTGATGAACTTGCCGCATGGAGGTATCAGGATGAATCCTGGGATAATATGATGATGGGGCTTAGGATGGGAAGCAACCCCCGTGTTATTGCAACTACAACTCCCCGCCCGACAAAACTGATCAAAGAGCTTTTAAAGTCACCTACAACTCATATCACTTCCGGCACTACTTACGAAAATATAGACAACCTGGCTCCGGCATTTCTGAATACGATCATCAGCAAGTACGAAGGAACCAGACTGGGCCGTCAGGAACTCATGGCCGAGCTCCTAGAGGATGTAGAGGGGGCATTATGGACAATGCGAATGATCGATGCGGGAAGGGTTAAGGAATGTCCCGAACTGGTCAAAGCAGCCATAGCAATCGATCCGGCCGCAACATCAAAGGAGGGAGCTGATGAAACGGGATTGATCCGGGGAGGCATGGCGGCGGACGGGAATATCTACATCTGTGAGGACAACACAGGCATCTACACTCCTAACGGCTGGGCCTCAATAGCAATATCCAAATATGACCTTCATAAACTCGACTGTGTAGTTGCCGAGACAAATAACGGCGGGGAAATGGTTGAGACTGTCATCCGCAATATTGACCGAAATGTAAACTATAAGGATGTATGGGCTTCAAGAGGCAAGACTATCAGAGCTCAGCCGGTTGTCGGATTATATGAGCAGAAACGGGTACATCATGTCGGATCATTGCCAAAGCTCGAAGATGAGATGACAACCTGGATATTGGGCGATCCTTCCCCGAACCGTGTGGATAGTTTAGTATGGCTCGTTACGTGGTTAATGGAAAGTGATACTCATTCAGGGGATGGAATAGTAGTTTAAAATTGAAATATGGGACTGCTTCAAAATATTGCTAATCGGTTGATGCCTGTCAGGATAAGCAAGGCCAACGCACTTGATGAGTTTATTATCCGTCAGATAGCCAATTCAGCCGTATTCCCTGATTATAAGTGGGGAACCTATCTCAAAGGCTATACTGAAAACGGGGATGTATTTACTGTCATAAACAAGATCACTGAACCGGCTTCAATAGTTCCAATATACCAATATGACAAAAACGGGGAGATCAATGAACAGGGACGCATGATCTCGCTTCTGAATAAGCCGAATGATTTCATGTCACAGGATGAATTTATCGAAACTGCACTATCATTTTACTTGATATTTGGCGACTGTTTTACATCTTATGATACTATTGATAATGGGCTCAATGCAGGGGTACCGCTTAGACTTGACCTGCTTCCCCCACAGTGGACGGAAATAGTCATAGGGACAGTCTTTGAACCGATTCAGGGATACAGGTTCACACTTTCAGGGAATATTCTTGAATATGAAAAGGAACGCGTTATGCACTGGCGGGAGTTCAATCCTGATTACGGTTCAAACGGGCAAGGACACTTAAAAGGCATGAGCAGGCTAAAGCCTATTCTCAAGGCAGTTATTGGCAATGAATCAAGTTATAAAGCATTGGTTGCATTACTTCAGCATCAGGGAGCAGTTGGTATATTGACAATTTTGGGAGAAGATGGCGGGGGAAAACCATTGTCAAAAACATTTCTTTCCGCAATTAAGAATCAGTATCGCAATGAATATACCGGGGCCGATAAGGCCGGATCAATAGTCATAACAAGTAATGATCATAAGTGGACCAGCTTCGGCATGAATGTCAGTGAGTTAAAAATCATTGAATCACTGGGAATATTCCGGGGTGCTATCTGTGATGCTTATAACGTCCCGTCAATGCTTCTATCGGGATCACAGGACCGGACATATAACAATTTCGGGGAAGCGGACCGGAGTCTCTGGACAAAAGCGATCTGTCCCTCGCTCAATTCTTACCTGGATAAATTGTCAAAATGGCTGGCTCCGAAGTTTAAAGAGGAAGGGCAGGTATTAATGGCTGATTATACCGGTATTGAAGCACTACAGAAAAACATCGCTGAGATGATTGCATGGATGGTTCTGTCAAAATCATTTACCAAGAATGAGATCCGTGAAGCAGCCGGTTTTGATATGCTTAAAGATCCTGCAATGGATAAAGTTTATGAAAGCGCCGGGAGTATGCCACTGGATGAATTGGGACTAATGCCAGGATGGGAATTAACGGAAGGTGTATTGAAGGCATTGAAAATATCAGATTATCGCTATGCCAAGATTATTAATTGATTTGGTTAAGCAGCGTTCTTTGGCAAAATTATTTTGGAAGCAGGGGCAGAGGGTATTATTCGCTATCCAGCAGCCGGTAATTGAACTGGCAGGTGAGATCGACACGGATTCATTGAAGAGCCGTATTCCGTCACTATTAAGACCGGGATCGGTCAAAGATCATCTAAGCGGGATATGGATTAAGTCGGGAAGTATCTTTGCCGTGGATACGATAAAACGTATTCACCGGGTCGCTCGCAAACAGGAAATGGATATTGACTTTTGGGAGGATTATTTCCGCAGGTATGTAAATGAGAGGTCACTATTAAAGATAGCTGCAAAGACTGGCATAATAATAGACACGCAGACTCAAATAGTGAATAACCTTATTGACATGATCCTTGAGGAAGGGTTTCAAAACGGGCTGGGGATACCTGAGATACAGCGACAGATGCGGGATAAGCTCACAGAAGGGTTGACAGAGATCAATAAGTACCAGGCAGAGAGAATAGCACGTACCGAAGTGATAGGGGCGAGTAATACAGGGAGTTTTGAAGGGGCAAAGGAATCAGGGGTTGCACTGGGTAAGGAATGGATGACATCAGGATTGCCGGGGATCAGGGCAAGCCACCTGGAATATGAGGGCAGGGGGGTAGTGGCGATGGATCACAATTACGCTCCGGGGCTACAATATCCGGGTGATCCGGAGGGAAGTGCTGAGGAGATAATAAATTGTTATGTAGGTGAAACAAATATTAATAGTTATATAGTGAAAGGACAGAGATCATATTACTCTGGTAAGATTGTAGAAATTATAACGGAGGGAGGGAAAAGCCTCTCCGTCACCCCCAATCATAATATACTTACCTCTAATGGATTTATTTCGGCTCGCAATCTTGCAAAAGGAAATAATCTTATTTGTAATCCTACAAATCTCAATATTATATCTCGGATCAAGAATTATATAAATAAGAAGAAAACCTTTGCTGCAAATATATTCTGCTCTCTCTCTAATCTTTGGGGTATAGAGAATATGATGATTAGAACACTGGATTTCAATGGCGATGGGAGGTTTATGAATAAGGACATCGATATTGTAGATCCAAATAGGGGACTGACGTTCAATAATAAAATAATTGCTCAAGATTTCGGCAAACTCGGATTCAAGCATTCCAGAACGAAGACAAGCTTGATAAAAACTTTTTGCAGCTTTCATTTTGGTTTCGATGGAATGGTGAGTTCCTCTAACGGCCTGATGCGCTTTCTCAACTTGTTTATTCCTTTTATCAAGAGACATTCGAGACCATTTAAGTTTTTCAGCATCGGAATGTCCCCGAAGATTAATACCAGCATTTATAAAATGGCGCATGAGGGTAATCCTGACTATACCGGATTCATCAGCGATCTGCTTCATGCTAATTCCCGACTCATATCTTTTGATAAGGTCAAGGAGATTCGGAATATTAATGGCTTTCATGGATATGTTTATGATTTTACAAGTTTAACTGGTACAAATATAGCAAATAACATTTACACTTCCAATTGTCGTTGTACTATTGGTTATCAAGTTGATTAATATCATATTAAAATGAAATTTTCAGTCAAAAGTAACTTTAAGCTCAAAGATGCTGATGAGAAGCAGGGCATCGTGACCGGGTATTGTTCGATATTCGGAAATCTTGACTCGGATAAAGAAATTGTTATGCCGGGAGCATTCGATAAAACACTCGCTGAAAGGGGCTGTAGTTCACCAAAACCAAGAATAAAACATCTATGGCAGCACGACTCATGGCAACCGATAGGAGTTCCGAAGGTTTTAAAGCCTGATGACAAAGGACTTTACTTTGAGTCGGTATTTGGCAAAGACTCATTTTCCCAGGATAAACTGCAGCAACATATCGATAAGATCATTACCGAGCTTTCAATAGGGTACAATGTAATAAGAGAAGAGGAAATAAGGGATCAGGATACTCAGATACTTATATCTCGTAAACTCATTGAACTGAAGCTATGGGAATATTCATCCGTGACTTGGGGAGCCAATGCTTTGACCGAGGTTGTATCAGCTAAAGGCGAGGTTAAGGATATTCTCGCAAACCTGAATAAAAGGATCGATTCTTTAAACCGGGGACTTAAAAACGGTAAGTACACCGATGAGACCTGCGAGCAGTTTGAAGCAGAAATTGAAAAGATAAAAACAATAATACAGTCACTCAACATCAGTCCTGCGCCGGAGCCTGGCTCCACCCAGAAAGTTGTTGCGCCGACCGAGATACTTGAAACAATATTATTAACACTTAAAAATTTTAACAATGCCAGAAGAACTTAATGTTAAACAAATAACTGAACAGATACAGGCGGAGTTGGTCAAAATCAACGGTATCAATGTGGAGCTTAAAAAGGAAATGGACAAAAAGGCTCCCATTGAACGTATCGAAGAACTGATCAACAAACACGCCGCAGGCGAAATAAGTCTGAAGAAATTATCTGATCAGTTGGATGCTGTTGAGCTCAAGCTCAAAGACAGACAATACGGGAGGGGAACCGTTTCCCTTTTCGGGGACTTTGAAAAAGCCTATAAGGAAAAAGGGAAAGCCCAGGTCAAAACAGCCGGCGGAAACTTTGAATTTGAAATTAAAGGTAATCCCCGGATACTTCTTAAGGCGTCAACTATTGACGAATCAACAGAACTATCGGACAGTTCACTGACGACTGCTGTGGTTGTGCCAATGGCAACTCCGGGGGTTGAAAAGCTCCCTGACCGTGTGGTTAAGTTCAGCGATATTGTGGGTCGTGGCGTTACGGGTTCAAACCGTGTGTCATGGGTCGAAAGATCAGCACGCACCGAAGGAACGGCAGCCGTATCACAGGGCAGCCAGTACGCACAGAGTGACCTGACCTACATACGTATGTTTGCAGAGATCGAGAAGATCGGAACATTCCTGAAAGTGACCAATGAAGCCCTTGAGGACTGGGATGAACTTCTGACACAGATTAAAAATGAACTCTTCCCGTCTGTTGAAAGGATCCTGGAATATGAACTTTACCAGGGAAGTGGAACAACTCCGCATCTGGACGGGATCATAACCAGTGCAAAGGCATACAGTGCAACGGGGCTGAATGAGAAAATCAAAACTCCCAGCACCTTTGATGCTATCCGTGCAGCAGCTTACCAGTGTGTTTATTACGAATACACTCCGAACTATGCCTTCCTGAATCCGGCTGACTTTGCAGAAATGGAAATGACAAAGGACAGCACCGGCCAGTACGTCATCCCGCCTTTTGCTTCGGCAAATGGTATGACAGTCGGAGGGTTAAGGGTTGTTCAAAGCTCGCTGGTCACAGCCGGTCAGGTGCTTGTCGGTGATTTTTCGAGGCTTACCCTTTACATCAAGCGCGGCATCGAGGTTAAGATATGGGATCAGGACTCAACTGACCCGGAATACGACCTCAAGACCATTACAGCAAGTGTAAGGGCAGCGGTCAAATTTCCGACCCAACATCAGTACGCTTTCGTGTACGATGCAATCTCTGACATTATCTCAGCAATTACCAAACTCGAAGCATAAGGAGGTGTGATATGAAAAAGTTATTTTTTATTTCAGTATTGTTCTGCTTTGCCTTGGTGCTTAATGCACAGGTAGCAGGAATAACCAGAGTCTCACACACAATGGGAGCAGGCGCAACTTATTATGAATATACCGGTGTCGCCGCTGATGTTGTCAGTAGCAGATGGACAGTTAATGGACTCTCTCATGATACTCTTTATTACGAGATACTGGCTAATAAGAATGGCCCACTAAATTGTAATGTCCGGGTTGAAGTGACAAGAAAAGGGACAGCTGATACTTATGACATTGATCTTCAGGGCAAGATATTTGCGAATGATTCTTATGCAGCAATAATAGAAAGTGCTGCAAATACGGCAAGCGCAACTATGACCGATACTACCAGGTTCAGTTATACCGGGGCTAACGGAGTGGCGCGTGCCAATAAATTCTATCGTTATTTTCGGGTACTTGTGAATTCTGATAATGCCGTTGCGGCAACCGATAGTCTTATTATTACCAAAGTGATTTTCAAACTTTATGAACGTTAAATGATGAACGAAAGGGACAGACGTTAAGCCCTGTCCCTTTTATTAAAAACAAAAAAGATGATAAAGAAAATCAGATTTATAAAAGATACTTTCTATCCCGGAGGGAAAATGGACAAAAAAGGCGTGGAGCGTCTTGTTACCCGGCGCAATGCTGACATGCTTATCAGTGAAGGCAATGCGGAGTTGGTTGAAAAAAAGGCTGAAGTCAAAGAGGAAAAGGAAGCCGAGGTAAGGCAGACAAAAGAGGAAAAAACGGTAAAACGGACCAAAGGACGTAAATAATGGACCTGTCAGTATTAACAAGTTCAATTACCGAGCTGGTAACTGCTGCTCAAGTCAAAGATTTAATGGGTTATCCTAACTCTGATCAGGATACGCTTATTGAT